CAGGAGTCCAATCAAAACTACGAATTCTAACTGGGCGCTTCAAAAAATCTCCTAGCGGAGCGTCATCGTTATCAACGTTTCCAAAAGTGGCATCCAAGTCGTTATGCACAACTTGCAACCATGCGGGGTTTGCGTCGTTAAAGGTTACATTCTGAGCCCGCGAGCTCTCAGTTTGTTCGTTAACCGTGATGTTAATCAAGGAATCGGAGCCTTTAACTGTGTCTATATTTACATTTTTATTTGTGTTAGCGAGTTAATTAATTTACAATGGTAAATGGAAAACTCAATCCATCTACCTGCATCTACATGTATTCCCGTAGCCAACGGGGGTAGTAAAAACTACCGAAACTATATATACAAAGCCTATGAAACATGAATCACAACATGAAGAAAAATATTTACAAATTTCATGGTATCCAATTATATACATCCCTTTTTAACAAATATCACATAACCCGATGGGATTCGGGCTGAAGCTTTTAAAGTGGTTTCGGACACTATTCGGAAATAAAAGACTGGGCGTCTTGCTCCAGATACTTCTTTTTCCACTGAACCATGCGTTCAGCATAACTTGTGTGCAATTCAGCACAGTGGTGTTCTATACCACATTTCGCAGCTACAATTTGCAATTTCTTCCTATTGCTTTCGTAAATGGCTTCGCCGTGAAAAAACCATTCTCGCATTGCTCCATCTATGTTACAGCCTGCCAATTCTTCCTTTGAAAGAGCTGCTGTTCCAATAACAGAGTGTAAGGACTTTAAAATAGACATGTCATCCAGAGGTGCAAAATACATTTCGACCTCCGGCTCGAATCTAAACTTCCGTTTCAAGAAGTCGACAGAGTCGATAGTCAAAAATTTCAAAGCTACTGATTCTTTGTCTGGCATTGTAAACTTTTTTCCAACACGGGCCAATTCCTCAATGGTGGTAATTATATTAAAATCATCTGCATCTTTTGACACTGATCCTACTACATCATCACCATACGTCATCAAAGCGACATTAGTCCGAAAAGGTACTGCGCACAATGTATATTTGCGAAAATACACACAACGCATCAAAAAAGAATTCACAATACAATTGATATACA